GATGTAAACCGTATGACCATGCGGACCAATCCAGGTGGTGTGGGCATGGACACCGCCTTCCTTCGTCCATGCACCGCCCCCGACTTGAAAGGCGGTGTGATTAGAATCACCCCAGTATGAATTTACGTAACTACCGAACTCATGCGCATGATTCCCCCCCGCATCAGACCCTTTTGAACCATAGTCAAACGACGAGGTGTTCTTCGTGCCGAGGTCGGTATCCTGCGCCCGCCCGGTGTGCGTGTGTCGCTTGTTACCGTCCATTTCCTGAGACAGTGCCGCGCGTCCGCTGGCGGGTTTCCCCTTGATTGTCCAGCCGCGCATGTCAGGGATAACGCCGGACGGATACGCTATAGCCAGTAATGGATATGCACTCTTATCAAACGTTTGCCCCTGCATCAGGGCGTAACCGGCAGGGATGTTGTCAGACGGCCAGGGGATCGGCGCGCCAACCGGAAACAGGTTCTGTATCGCTTCTGCTAAACCGAGGTTTTGTACAAACAGTGGCTTGTTCGGGATATCAGCACCGTTCTGGTTTTTTTGCAAATATCGTGAACCCAGATAAATCTCCAGGGGATTCAGCACAGAAAAATAGGTTTTTGTATTATCCAGAACGCACAGGACAGGAACATCTTTAATAATATCACTGGCAGATAACTCTGATTTATTCCCCTTGTATAGCGGGAAGATACCAAGCACGCGGCCCCCCATCGTCAGTTGCAGCGTGCTGGCACCGGTATTGTTTAGCGCCGGAATAACCACAAGTGGAGTGCGCAATGTCCAGTCAACTCCACCATTGACGAAATAAGTTGCTGGTAACTCCAGCGTCAGATTATTTTCTGTACCTCCGGCCACGCCAGCGACATAATGCCCACTCTGGAGCTCTTCAATTTGTACAAACTGATTTTCAGATCCTCGCGTTGCAAAATTCGCTATAACGTCATTCAGTGACCATCCCTTCGCTGTTGTACCTTCCTGACCGCGAATAACCGTCAGCATGTCATTATTAACCGCTGTCAGATGACATACCTCAAAAACGGTTTCTTTTGCGTCTGTCAGCGTAATTTTGGCGTATGTTTTGAGAGGGTTTGAGCTGTTCGCATAATCGCTGGTCAGCAAATTAGCGAACATCGCTCCCGCACCAGGTATCACCTGAATGGTCGTCTGGCTGGCGGTAATATCAGCCGCCAGCGAGGAAACGACATTATTTCCGAATCCAATAATCATTGCTCGACCACCGTTACCGAATAGGTATAAATAAATGGGAGTTTCACCAGCGACTGGTCAATGGCATCTTTAAGAAAGTGCCCGACACCATCGCCATAGTCAGGAATGGAGACAAAAAAAATGCCCTTATCGGGCATCACGCTAATATCAAAAGTGGACTGAACCGGCGGGTCTATTCCGTTGGCCCCGTGTATAAAGCGTGCAAGCCGTCGTTTGAACCAGTTGATACAGAAGTGAGAACCATCGCCTTTATAAAAATTCCATGTCAGTATCCGTTTAAAATAGTCGTCCGGTACATATGACGCTGAGCCGGGAACATAATTTCTCAGTTTTGCATACGCAACATTATTGTACTCAATAGTGTTATACGCTCCGCGCGCAATGGCATCCTCGGAAATCTGAAGCAAGGGTCGAAATTCCCCATAAATACCCGCCGCAATCCAGTCCAGCAGTTCACCGGTAATCGCCGGGGAGGTCCAGCAAGGTAAATTCAGGTTGTTAAAGTAATCAAGATAACCCTGTGCCAGTTTGTTATAAGCATCAAAAAAGGCAACTATGTCCGGATCGTCATTATATTGCGTATAGGGGTAAGCCGGAATAATGCTGTCAAGAAGAGCTGCCATATTGCTTAACCTGAATTTGTGAAGATGAAGTGGAAAAATAGGAGTAAGTATCACCATAAACCAGACTGGAGTCGGTGGCAGGTGGGACAATTTTCCCGTTTATACCAACCTGAATGTCAATCATTGATACCAGGGAAGGCGCAACCAGTCCCGACACCGAACTCAGGAAGATATCCTGAACCTCGAAAATATTTATGGGCTGTCCTACTGCGATTGCATTGATATAGCCAGCAATGTTTTGTTGTACCGCTTTTGCTATGCCGTCCGGATCGATGTAGGTAGTGGAGGCAGTATTCCAGGTAATCAGAATTGTCGCGTTCTGCGAGGAAGGAACCACAAACGGCACTTGATACACATCCGGATACACAGTGATTGCGATGGTCTTCTTCTCCACCGGTGCGCCGGATGGGTTCGAAACATCATTGGTCAGAATGGAAATATCCGGTACGGCCTTGTAAATGGCGTAGGCCACTTCGTAGGGGTCACCGCCGCCGACAACCGCAACCCAGCGCCCTAAGGTCGCCTGTCTGTACGAGATCAGATTCTCCTGTACACCATAAACATTTTTCAGTTCAATCCGGTAACAGTCAGGCGTTCCCTGTACACCGTACATACCCGCCTGGAATACCTGGGCACGGTATGAAGAAAAAGTCTGTTCCTGCGCACCGGGTAATCCCGCGGTCAGATTGGTGCAGGTCAGATTGTACGTATTCGGTACTGAGGTTTTTATCTGATTCACCGTACCCGCGGGTACTGCCCAGGAGCCCCCGGTTGTTGCCAGGCAATAGACAGGCTCAGTTTGCCCACTTTCCGGGATCATCGTGTCACGCTGAACGGTATAGGTGTAGGTTCCATCCCCGACCATAAAACCTTTCGGTATGGCAAACCCGGGCGGACCACTGAACACCACATAAACCGATGTATTGGTTCCCTGCCCTTTCTGGACGCCGTACATATCACCCAGTTGTGCAAGCAGGTGTACATTTGCCGCATACGGGCTGCATGAGTTAATCAGGTCAACCCGCGCCTGATCACATACCACAAGCGCACCGACGCTCGTACTGACCATATCCTCAATCAGCGATCCGGGTAAATTTGTGGTTATCCCCGGGGACAGCGCTGTTGCAGTATCAATAACCAGTTGCCGGAGTTCATCCGTCGTTTTAGGAACCGGGCCGGCAATATCATAACTAATGGGTAAATCACTCATACATACACCTGAGCCACTATTTTAGAGCCTGAGTTGGTAATCGCCGAAATGTTGTAAACAGGGGGATCAACATCCGCCAGCGCAATCTGCAGGGAGGAAAAATATTTACTGAACTGCTGCTGAAGCCGGTTTACGTAGAAAGTCGGCAGTATCTGCTGAATAACTGAGCCGTTAGCCGGTATACCGTGATTAGCAAAAAACGGGGATTCCTGCGGGGACAGTTTCAGATTCTGCACCAGCGTTGTGAGATACACAGAACCGTTAAACCCGTTTTCGTCAGTCGTGACCGTTACCCACTTCCCGTCTTTATCCCGTCCGTATGTCCTCATTCGGTAATACTCCCGTTGAATTGTGACGTTGGCCCTCCGGTATCCTGTCCGTCATTACCATTGCTGTGCCTGTGGCTGTTAATCCACTGAACCAGCTTTTCCCAGCCCTCCAGCATGATTTTCGGGCTGGTGCTGGCCGCACTGTCAGTCAGTGTTCCACTCTGCCCTGTCAGCGACCAGGCACCAGCGGTGAGCGTCAGAACGGTACTGCCCACCGTCACTTCGAATTTTTCAGGTGTGGCGATAGTGATACTTTCCGGTGTGAGCAGAAACGTGGTGTTGCTTTTCGCATCACGAATGGTTACCCCCTCCGGTCCGTACAGCGTCAGTACCTGACCATCGACGTTCTCCCACTCCGTGTTACTGATGGGTAAAAACACCAGCGCACTGAGATTTGCCGGGGGCGTCAGATCAGCCGTTCCCCCTCCGAGGCCGCTGGCGCCGCCCAGGTAGGTATCCGCCGGGATGACTATCCCCTTATCTCCTTTTTGCATCGGGTATCTGATGTACTGGGGGCCGAATAGCGGAATGGTCAACTGAGGTAACGTGTAGGGAATGTCCCGCAGCAAAAAGGTAACAGTGACCATTTTCCCGGACTGGCTGACGACCTCTGCGGGCAAAATCTTTCCGGCCATCTGCATAGCGGCGGCTATTTTCTGGTCGGCGAAATTATTCATATTGCCGCCAAAATTGAGCTTTTTATTTATACTCATGTTGCAGCAATTCCCCCTGTTGGATGCGCCTCGATAACAGTTACCCAACTGTTTGCATCCGGTTGTCTGCTGTTACCAACGAGTCGGACCGACGACACCAGAAAATCCCCAGTAAAGGCAGAATCGTCACGAAACTGAGAATACGACGATGCCTGGATCATCGGCCTTAACTTCTTCGGCATCCGGATATAATCGCCCACCTGAATATCGCTGCGCATGACGCAGGGAATGGATACCGTACCAAACTGGATCCAGGTCGGCTGACCAACAAGATCGGTAAATTCAATTTGCACGGGATTTTGACTTCTGTAAGAGGCGCTTTTTCTGGAGTCTTTATCCTGGTGGTTAGCAAAATCGTTATCGAATACCCGGATCTCCCTGCCGTTCACCATCGCTATTTCAACACCGGAATAATTACTGTCCTTAATGATGCTTTTACTCAGCGACTTAAGTCTGGTTGCAAGTTCCTGGAGACTGCCGCAAAACATATTACTGTCATAATTATTCACCAGACGATCGCTGATACTGACTGAGAACCGGTAGTCACCTCCCAGCGTCTGAAAGCATTGCGTCAGCGCGACAGAAAGTTTAACCCCCTTATTCCACGGCACCGTTAAATTTACGGGTGCCAGCGGTAACGGGTTAACGTCAGACACAGGACCGGCTGTCACAATGAGATCCAGCCGTAACTCGGCCCCCTGCCAGTTCCCCAGCACCTGCCAGATGGTCCCTTCCAGCACCAGTCCACACTGTTCCGGTTTCGCCAGCGGCAACCCTTTTGACATTCCCACCCACATTTTTATGGTCATGCCAAACATATCCTGTCTGGCCTGTTGCATTTCCTGCGGGCTGATGCCCCAGACAGTGATGCAGCTCTGCCCTTTGGGAGTGGATTCACCAAAACGGAGAAGGTCGAATTCAACCATCAGGCCCCCCGGGTTAAATACCCCGTTTTTCAGGCTACTGTACTGTCTGTACAGCGTACCGGGGTTGCCCTTAGCATCCGGAGCATTAAAAATCTGAATGTCGTAGAAACGCATCAGTTAATTACCTCGATCTGACCGTCAGAAACACGCCATACCATTCTGGTTTTGCTGAATGCCCCCACCAGTAAATTAATGTCGTAACCCTTTGGGGAACCAATAACCGGAATTGTCAGTTGCCGACGGCCTGAGTTATCCGTGATATTGAGGTACCAGCGCTGGGCGGCAATATTCCATTTCGTCTGGCAGTTATAAACCTCGCCATCGAGAACGGGAGTAAAGACCATGCTTTTCTGTTCGTTACCGGAGAAGGGATAAAAAGACACGCTCATAAATTAAATGCCCCGCTCAGTTTTCCGATTAAGCCAATAACTGCACCCGATACACTACTGCCGAGTGAGGTATTACCAATCGCCGAGATGGTACTGGTCCAGGCGCTTTCTGTTGCCTTGTCCCCGTTATCAATCTTATTCAGATAACTGTTTATCGCCTGCTCAGCCCCGGTTTCAGAAAGCAGTGGTTGCTCAAAATCCCATAACCATTGCCGCTGCGGTAAAGCATCATTCGACCCGGTAACATCACGCACTGTCCTCAGTATGCAGTTGCTGTAAATAACTCCCGGCGTTGCCACAATAAACGTTCCGCCAAGACTGGCGTGCGCCTGCAATACGGCCTGCAACGAACTCAGCGTGACCAGCTTTGTCATGGCGCCGGTGTTTTCATTTACAGGTGCATCCATCAGCATTGGAATGCGCAGTGGCTGCGAGAGAAGCGCGTTGGCTGCCACTGCCTGATTTGCAAACGGATAACGACCAATATCGTAATCAACCATTGTCCCACCGGGTGCCGCTCGCCAGTGGCAGAAATACTTATCCAGATCCGTCAATTCAATAGCGCCCCCCATCAGGCCCGAAACGTAACTGGCGCTCTGGGTCAGGGCGACTATCGGCAACATGCCGCCGGGAATACTCTGCGCCACACCATCGCAGAGAATAACCGGGGAGATTTCAAAACCGAGCTTGTAGAGCTCGCGGGTAAATGACATTAACCGAACCCTCCAAGTTGCGTACTGGATACAATCGCATTACCGCCGGTATTGTTATAAACAACAAGCCCCTGAGCATGACCACGTTTCTGGTTATCCAGAATTTGTTGCAGTATCTGGTCAGTTTTCCCCGAACCCTGTTGTACTGGTTGTACGACAGGGTTACTTGTGCTGATACCCGGCATATCAGAACCGTAAATTTTCCGGTACTGTTCGTTAACCCTGCCAGCATATTCGCGATTCTCTTTGCTACCCCTGTTTTTTCCCCCGTTGTACCAGCGCAGCATTTCCTCAACATCACCGCCCGCCTGACCTTTCGCCCACGACATAACCCGCGCACCAGCCATAATGTTATCGCGTGGGTCAAACGGGTTTTCACCGGGTTGAAAATTCCCTGGCATTACCTGCATCAGTCCCTGAGCGCCGGCTTTGCTCACCGCATTCTTATCCCAGGATGATTCAGCAGCGGCAACTGATTTTAATAGCTTTGGATCAAGGTCGTATTTTTTCGCTGCCTCTTCGAAATACTCATCATAGCCAGATGGTGCAACGCCTGAGGCGCGCTTTGCAGATTTCATCCATCCCCAGACGTGTGGGTCACTTTCGCTACCCGGAATGTAACTCTGCCCTGTTTTCTCATCGACTACGGTTTTATCACTCAGAATCGACGAACCCGATTTCATGTCATCAACTGACAGGCTCGTTTTTCCTGCGATCCAGCCAATGACTTTGCCGATAACCCGGCCAAGCCGCTCCACACCGGATATGAAAGCGTCAACATCTTTCTGAAATTCGGGAGAAGCCAGATAGTTACCAAACCGGCGTATACCATCTGAAAGACCATCAATCCATTTCCCCAGTTCCGGCGATTTAAGGACCGTTTCAATCGCGTCGGAAAAGGCATCCGAAAGTTTTCCCAGCACTGGCGCCAGCGGTGCCAGTCCCCGGATAAACGTATTGCCAATACTGACCTTACTGCGGTCGAGCTGAATGTTGAAATCCTGCCACTGGCGAAGCTGCTGGTCCGTCAACTGAAGGCGGCGGGTGTCCTGCTGTGCCTGTTTCGCCATCGCATCGATTTCTTCATCGCTCATTTTTTTGAAGCGGTTCAGATCGTCAAGGGTGAAATAGTTCGTCAGCCCGTAGGCTTCCGCCCCCTGCTGCGTGCTGCCGTTACGCACAAAAATATCACGCGCCGCTTTTATCATTTCAGGTAAAAGCTCAGCAGGATCCCTGTCCGGGTTATCGACTCCCATTGCCCGGAACTGCCAGCGTTTACTCAAATCAAGCTGCGCATCACGTATGGCACCCAAGGTTCCGACAGGATTACCCAGCGCTTTCTGAAAATTGACAGCAGTCGAATTAAGTCCACCTGCCGTCGTCCCCAGCCCCATCGCAGTAAACCGTTGTGCGGAGGCATTGCCGGCCAGGTGGTTAAGCCCCCACAGGCCGCCCGCACCAGCCAGCCCGGAAAAAAGCCCCAGAACGGTTCCCCATGAAAGCAGGCTGGTTGTGGCATCTTTAATATGACCTGCCAGCGATTTCGCATCCTTGCTGGCTTTATTCAGGAAATTGCGCGCACCGCCGGACTTCCTGTTAAATTCCGTCTGGGTTTTTGTGGCCTTCCCCAGATTACCATTGAGTCGATCGAGACCGTCATTAACAGATGATAACGCCGCAACGCCATCAGCGAACGCTTTTGTAATCCCCTCCGTACCATCCCGGACACGTTCTGTCTCCTTTGCGGACTCGCCGAGTCCGTGAACCGCCCCCCGCCATTGTTCAGGTAATTCGCCGAGTGCTTTCTGGTATTCATTGAATTTTTCCAGGAACGACTGAAATTTCTCGTCCTGAACATCAATTTCGACAATGGATTTAGCCGCCATTGAAATACCCCTTGCGTCTTATTTCCTCCAGAATGAACCGCTGCCGGAAATGGAGCGGGCTTTTATATTCGCCGCAGCCCAGTTCACGGCAGAGGTGACTGAAGCCTTCGCATGAGGCCCATGTCAGGAGGGTATGTGTGAGGGTTCCGGCAGGGCTTCCGGGGTCGGGGTATCGGTAACCGTTTTCGACGTCGGTAAAGAATCGCGATACGCCATAGCGCTCAATGACACAAGTTGCCCACTGTACATATCGAGCGCTTTCCCCACCGTCGGTGCGATCAGGTTCGCTTTCTGAATGGCAGAGCTCACCATAAAAAAAACGACCTCGCCCTCAACTTCCCGGTACTCATCATCGGTGATAATTTCCTGCCTGAATGCAGCCTCCAGCGAAGACGTTTTCCAGGTTCCGTTATCGTTCCAGATGACCGTTGTCAAACGCTGTATCTCATCGACAATATTCGGCGTTCCTGGCTGAAGATCTCCTGCCTCCTGCCGCGCTTTGATGATTTTTCGCAGCATCATCGCCGCCACGCGGGGTGCACCTACCGAACCCACCAGGGAGAAAAAATTATTGAACAGATTCCCCAGCAGTACGCAATTTTCCTCAACGACTTCATACGGAAACGGCACAATGTGCAGATACACCAGTGAGCCGTCATCGCGGGTGATGGTGCTGACAAAATTCAATTTTCGGTCAATTTTCACGGCCATTAGCCCCACATTTTATCGTTGGTGATCAGATAACCGGAGATTGTCACAACATATCCGGCATCCATACCATTGATGGTCAGTTCATTAAAATTCACCAGATATGCATTCAGGACCGTGTAGTTTCCGAAGGTGCCGGCATCCGGCGTGATAACGACCTCTCCCAGCGACGTATCAGAAGCGAAACGGTTCTGATAGCTCGCCGCCAGCCCCTGCGTTCGCAGTAAATGCATCGTGATTGTGACCTGCTGATAAGGTACCTGGCTCCCCACGGTTCCGGTCAGCGTGGGGATAATGTCCGTTGCAGCCGAATCCGGCCGCATACTGATCGCATCCTTACCCAGAAATGACGCGGTGACATTCAGCGCCGGAATATCCGTGACAGTCACCGCACCCCTGACACGGTTAAGAAAGCCCTGCGGTACTAATGGATTTGGCATTTATTACGCCCCCACAAAGTTGGTTACGTTGAGATTAAACGTGATGGATTCAAAGCCGCGCTTCGGCGTAATGACGGCACTCAGGCCTCCGTAATCACCTTCATCGTAGGCTGAGGGATTAAGGCTGGTATAGTTATCGAACGGAACCGCATTGATAACCGCATTTCCTGCATAAGTCCCTTTTTCATAGGCTTCATTGAAATCAGCCTGAATGAGTTGCGTGTCGATTACCTGACCAAGAATTAATCCGTAACTGATACCAGAGCGAAGTGTTTTAAGCCCACGTCGCTGGAGTCGCTCAATCCCCTTCTGGTCGTAATAAAGTGGGTTCACAGTAGTGTTTGAACCGTTTATTACTTCATTTGCCAGATTCAGTTCAAGATTCAGCGCACACCAGGCCACTGAGTACCAGTAGTTAAATGGTTTCCCGTCCAGCATATGGCCAGCCTCCAGCATTTTATTACTGAGTCCCCCTTCTGCCGCTGTACCGATATAGTTGATATGGTTTTTCTTAAGTGTTTTCAGAAGCGTACTATTACCTGCTATCGGATAAGCCGTCACGCCGTACATGTACCGATAAGCCATGGGCGGAACCATATTGGAGGAACCTGGATCATTTGCCAGAGAGGACTGGAACGGCGCAGCCATAGAGAATTCAGTTGCGCCGATTGACGGTGCCTCAACACCTGCGAAAACGTTCGGATATTTGCCGGATACCCATTCCTGGTACGTCGCAATCGTGGTTGTGACGAAAAATTTCACCAGCGCGCCGGGCGAAGTGTAATTGTTCGCCAGCGTTTTAAACGTCGGTTCGGCGTCCCATTCCCTCGGCACAAGGTAAGAGAAAAACTTCTGGTATGTGTTTCCCAGAGAAGTATCTTCATCAATGAACGTACTGAGGGCTGCAACCGCAGATTTTACACTCATCTCACCCAGCTCAAGGACATAAACAGCCCGGCTGGTCCCCTGCGCCCAGTACGTGGTGTTCATCTGCTGGATTTCACCCGCAGCGACGGCAGTGACAGTTCCCATCGTAGTTGCAGAGCCCGGATCGGTGTTCAGCAAATAGGTCAGGGTTTTATCGCCGGTCACCGTAGCTGTAAATGCCCCGTTGTAACCTGTCGGCACGACCCCGGCAATAATGACAGGAACCTCATCGCCATCGGCCCAGCCATGCGACTCGACCAGCGTGACGGTAACGGTATTGGTTGCCCAGGCGATGGCTGAAATAGTTTTAGCCGGGGAGATGAACGATTTCAGGTCGTCTTTTGAGGTCAGCAGTTGAAAGCTACCGGGCGTCAGGGTAGTTCCGCCAGCAGAGACCATGGCACCGGATTTCAGCAGGTTTGTCGGTTTTGGCGGGTTCGTCACCGACACATTAATATTAACAATTGCCATTACATTATTTCTCCACGTAAATGGACGGAATTGCAGACGTGATCAGCTTACGGGCGACGTTCCTCATCCGCTGCTGGTAGTAATTAACTTTGAATTTGACCTTTTTCCGCATAGCGATAATGTTGAGCTCGTTCTGCGTGACGCGCTCATCCTGTATCACAGGAATATTCATTACGCCCATTTCGGCTTTATCGCTGAGCGTGTAGTCCTGCACATAGCGCAGGAAATCCTCAACGGCAGCATTACGCAGGCCAGTCACGGTGATCGTCACGTCTTCAGAAACCAGTTGATACTGGTTCTGCTTCTCGTCGAGACAGAAGGCTCCGGCCACCGGGCTCGGTTCTCCGCATTTCACTGTGGCGTAGGGCGGTACGAGGTTTTGTACGGAAAGCATTGCCGGGTACATCGGCATGAACTGACTCAGCGAGAGCCAGATCGGTAATGAGTTGGAAACCACCACATCCGCAAGGTCGATATCGTCGGCAGAATTAATAATCTGCGACCGCATGTAGGGGAAAATTGCCTCCCCTGAGTAGTGATAGAGATTAGCCGGCTCGTTCAGCCCGGTGCGCCGGGAGAAGGAAAACTGAATGCCAAAGAACTCGCCGATATACAGCACATCCGAACCGATATCATTGAATGGATCGATGTCAGCCTGTGCAGTAAACGTCACGACGTTGCGGTCGTAGAGTTGCTCGTCGTCCTGGATAGACTCCGTCGTAAGATGGAGATAACCTTTAACGTTGACCGTATCCGGCTCGCTGTCAGGCGCACTGGACAATACCGACGCCTTCACCCAGAACACAAAGCCATCAAGGGGCAGAACCTTTCTGATGTACTTCGTGAAGGTGACCACCTGAAAGCGGCTCAGGTCGTCAAGGCCCTGCGTCAGCGTAGCGTTAAGCTCGGTTTTTGCAGTCTGCTGTAACTCACTCAGGGAAGGCATTTAACACCCCGCTCACCCAGGCGCGCATCGCAGCCTGATAGGTTCCGGTATCAATGAATGACGGGCGCGGCGGCCCTTTTTTGTTCTTGAATCGTCTGGAGATACCCTTCAGCGCGCGGCGCGTAGGCACGCCAGGCAATCCGTTCATTTCGGTGTTGTCAAGGAAGGCGACAAACAGGTCGTGGATGCGGGACATCGACTCTGCCAGAGGGTCTCTCGCTGGCGGCGCACCTGCCATCATGTTCTCAAGCGATGCAGCCATGTCATTCGTCATCAGGTCAGCGATATCGTTGCTGTACCTGTCGAAAAACGTCTGCATGATCTGGTACTTTTCCTCCAGATACTCGGCGACATCTCCGGTTGTGGTGTTCTCGTCCTCATACGGGACATCAATCACTCCCAGATGAAAGGTGATCATGACAGCCCCCACAGGCTGCCGAACTGCTGGGCAATCATCAGATAGCGGCGCCCCCAGGGGTCCTGCAACATCTGCAGATCGGCCAGTGATAAATCGTTGAAGAAGTCAGGCACCAGACGCTGCGCGCTGGTTGAGTTATCCCCTGCCCCCGTTATCACGCCAGCCTTGAAATCATTCAGCCCATACTCTTTCCTGAATTCAGCAAATACCGATTCGATGCCATAGTTGACCAGGAAAGACGCGCCCAGGTTGTACACGGCAACGGTGTACAGGTTCGGCGTGACGCACGCGATATCAGGGTTCACCCACTCAACCGCGCCGCCATACGCCAGGATGAAAGACGGCGAGTCGTCGGGAACCTGTGCGGCGGTAACGCCCATGTCAGCTCGAACGAATTCGATGAACCCCGACAGGCTCGTTGTCATTTTTTCTTGCTCCCGGATTTTTCAGTCACGATTGTTTCGTTAACCGTTGGGGTGTCTTCGCTGTCTTCGCGGCCTTTCGCCTGCTCAGCGCTGACTTCCATCTCGCCGGAATAGCCGGTACCGCTGTCACGCAGTGCGCTATCCAGAGCGGCAACGGATGCCTGGCGGAGGTTGTGAGCGTTACGCGTCAAATGAACATCGTTGTCGCGAATAGTTTTCTCGATTACCGCTGCCGAAACAGGCTTGTTAATGCTGTAGCAAAGACCGACAAAATCTTTGCTCTGATCAATTTTTGTCGAATCAACCAGGCCATAAACCCGATGATGCTGAATAACCGCGTCAACCTCTTCGGTGGAGCCATCAAGAACCATCATTTGTGCGCCGTGCTCAATAGGGATCTGAACAAGTCTTCCTGTCTCCAGCTTGCGATAGGTGAAGATATGACGCTGTTTAGTGGTGTTGGCGATATACAGTTTCATTAGTTACCCTCGTAAAAAAGCCCCCGCAGAGATATCCCTATGGGGGTCAGTTCATTTCAAATAATGGATCAGTCGCTGTACGCCATAGACAGGATGGTGATGGCTTCCGGACGAACTGCCCAGCCAGCGGTTGAACGCATTTCGGACAGAACATCAATGGCGCCACCAGCGATCGGTGTCGGAATTTCACGCGGTGCAGCCATATCACAGAACATCAGCGCATTCGCGGCAAGAGACGGAGTCAGCTTGGCGAATTCGTTAGTGTTCACAGTGGAATTGACCATCGGCACTTCAACTTCAGGGATGGTAATGACCACCGCATCTGTTCCGCCCGCGCCTTTTCCGATCAGCGTGTCGTCATAAACCCAGTCCACCTGAACATTGGCCCCTTTCAGGACCTCCTTCACGGTGCCGCCAACGGTATCGGTACCGCCACCAGGACGCTGATATGATGTCAGTTGAACAATCTGCTGGATCTCCATTGCGCCCAGAATGCGCTGAGGGCCGAGAATAACTACGCGCAACTGGCGACCTAACTGCATGGTGCGGGTCATTGCCGCCTGGACGTGACCAAGCAGGTAAACGGCCATTTGACCATGATCGTAGGTCAGGACAGTGGTATTTCCGGCGCTGTCTTCCGGCAGTGTTTCGGTTGTTGCGCCAGCAGTATTCAGCAGCCCCTCACCACCAGCCGGGTTCATGCCGTACAACAGTGCAGAACGAAGCTGCTGGAAAATACCCTGTCGCATCCCGAGACGTTGAGCTTCCGGCAGAGCAAAATTCCAGTTACCGGCTGCAGCCATGTCGTGGTGATCGTAGATACCACGGCAGCGGAACAGGTATGTTGGGGTGGAAATCATCTTCGCATCCAGCGCCACGCTCGGCAGCTGGTTACCGTTACCGGACTGGCTTGAGGTGGTCTGAGTGCGAATATCCAGACGGCGCATGTAGACATACTGGTCGCCTACGCCGAGACGGACTTGCGGGTTACCGCTGGCGATGGTTTCGAACGCACCTGATGCCTGCTGGTAACCAATGATCATCTCCGGCGCGATATACGACGGATTGACGATGGTGTAGCTGGGGGTAATTGCAGCCATTTAATTCAGCTCCCGATTAAAGTAAGACCAGCGCGCAGCTGTCGGTGTTATTCCAGGTCAGGAAGCCCGTCTCGCTGTCATAGCTGACAGTCTTGGAGTTGCCTGATTCGATGGCGAGCACTTTTACCGGCAGCGTGATGTCGGAAAGCGTAACTGCGCCGATGGTGCCCTGCGTGGTTGCAGCGCCGCCTGGTGCAGATGCCGGTGCGTAGGTGAATGTGGTGGTGTTCGTGACAGAAAGCACAACCACAGTGCCGTTGTACGCCGCAGGGGCAACGCCGCTGATTTTCACGTACTGACCAGCAGTAAGGCCATGAGCTGAAGCGGTTACTGCCGTAGCTACACCATTGGCATAGGTCACAGCGGTTGTCGCGATATCAGAACCAGCGAAACCGGCCGCCGCCGCGGTGGTGATCTGGTTGTTCACGAAATCCCATGCCAGCGGCGTTTTCACTGATGCACCGGAGGTGCCCAGCGCGACCACCTGAGCAGAAGCTTTCAGCGGAACGCGCATGTTAGAGCCCAGACGGTAGTAAGAAACACTCATGCCGGATGCGTACAGTGGAACCGGAGACTGCGGAGTGGTCAGGCCATTGTGCGCCTGATTGAAGACGGTAAAGCCTTCCAGTTCGGCAACAGACACCGCGCGGCGGATAAACGAACCGCGAGGGCTTGAGCTGGTGCCAGGCAAGAGCTCAGCCACAGGAAGTCCACCCCACAGAGGTTTGGTTTCGGTTAGCGCCACTGTGCCGGCGGCCAGATTAAAGCGGTTCGCCGGGTCATCCAACGCCACGCCCTGAATATAACCGTCGGACTGCACACCGAAGGAACCCAGCGCGTTCGTGGTTGACATCGGGTTAAGAGATAAGTTAGCCATGCTTGAGAGCTCCCGTTAAGCCTGGTTGTTGAAACTGATGACCTGACGCTTGCCGGACTGGAACGGAGCCCAGGTGGCAGCAGGATCGCCTTCGAAGGTGCTGATCTGGCGACCAGTTGCATCCGCGCGTTTAATTTCACGCAGCATGCCAGGCCCAACAGACAGGCTTGCCGATTTCTGCGCGTCGGCGTAGATCGTCTTCTCGGCCACGCTCAGCAGGGCTGAGTCAGCGATGGTGGACAAGTCGACGGTTTTGAAGTCAGGCGAATGCTCCTGGAGCTGAATCATCAGGCGGCGGCGATACGCCAGCGGCTTTTCACCAGACAGTGGCACCGGCGCGCGCTTGCCGAAGCAGGAGAACACGCTATCAGCCTTCACCTGTGCGTCGGCGATTTCGTTACGCTCTTCATCGCTCAACTCAGTTGGGATGCGGGAGCGCAGTTCTGCAATCTCCTGGCGAAGCTGAGAGTCAGCTTTTTCTTTTGCCATACGTTCTGCCTCTTCGGCGTCGGCCTTCTCTTTGGCTTCAGCGTCTGCTTTTTCCTTCGCGGCTTTCTCTTCCGTGTCAGCTTTGGCTTTCGCCTCTTCGGCCTCTTTTTCCTCAGCATCAGCCTTTTCTTTCCTGGCTTCTTCTTCGGCATCGGCCTTGGCTTTGGCGTCTGTTTCTTCATCAGCCTTAGCCATGCGTGCGTCAATCGCCTTATTGATTAGCGCTACGATTTTTTCCTCGTCCATCTTTTCAGCCTCGTTTGGAATGGAATCAGATTTAACACCAGTAGGGGCAAGGAGCTTGTCCCATACGCCCTGTTCACAAATTGCAACGTGGTCGAGCAACTCAGGGGATGGCTCCACCAGTAGAGGCTGACCGTCGATCTCAATGATTGAATCGGGAACCTCAACAAACTTGACGGTTGGTGAGGTGCTTAACTGCCTGGTTGCCATGATTTCGGCAGCCTCGGCGTCGTATACGCGTGCAATTGCCCACACCTCACCATTGTCAGCAACCCAACTATTTGTCAGGGTGCCAATAACGCGTTTTGCGAACTCATTGCTATCAAGCGTATTTTTCTCCGGGTGCAGCCATATGAGCGGTAGCCCGGCAACTCGCTGGAGAAACTCTGGGGTGAGATAGTCATCCGGGTTACGGAATGCCATCTGTTGATCTGCGGAGCGCCAGGTAACCCCCGTTCCGGTTACCCGGATGGCGAACATCCACATGTTAATAAAGAATTGTGGGCTGCTTAGTGTCCCGTCAGCGATGAGCGTGGCCACTTCGGTTTCATTGAGCGCCTGCTGCGCCAGCATCTCAGCGAAGGGCTGATGAAGCGGCTTGGGCAGATCGTCAATGTGGAACCATCCGGCGGTCAGCGACTCGTCGTTAAGCTTCGCCTCGAACCTCTCCGACACTTCGGCACGAAAGGTCAGATAATCGCCGTAAACGCTGTGCGGGGTCAGCGGGCCATCGTACTGATAACCCACCTCTTCCAGCACCTCGCGGCGCGCGGTATCTATAGCCAGTTCGCCAGGCTCTACTTTGCCGCCGGGCTGACACCACGTGCCATCATCCGAGCGCTGGATCAGAAAGACGAACTTACCCTGACGGAACATTATCCCGCTGCCAAAAATAGCCACGTTCTAATGCTCCTATGCTGCTTTCTTCATCGACTCCATGAACTTCTGCCCCTTCCGGGTCAGCATGTATTCAGGAATGCTTCGGAGGTTGTAGATGTAGGTCACATAGCACTGACAAAAAACCTCTTCGCCAGGCTGCGTGATTTCATCGAGATAACCGGCAGGACCGGCTTTTACGTACCCGTTTTTTTGCGCCCAGTTCCCGCGAATCAGGTAATAAAGCTGATCGCGTTCCTTGTGGTCCTCCCGGAAGTCATAACCCGCCCGGCGCCAGTGGCTGTGCCATATCGCTGCAATCGCGTTGTTGCTCGTTGCGATCACGTTGTCGATATTGGCTATCAGCTTATGGTTCTGGTCGATCATCACCCGGCGAGCTTCATAGTCCACCCTCTCGGCGGCCTTCTGAATGTGGTCTGCCGTCTCCCGCATAGTTCCCTGAATGCCGGTCAGCGCAATGCTGTCGGCTGAGGGAATGCTGCTGGCCCATCCGCTAAACCGCGACAGGGTAGTGTCGATAGCTTTCTTGCGGTTGAGCTGGATAAGGTCGGCGCTGGCGAGGATCCGCCTGTCGAGCTCTGTCCTCAGTTTTGGCTCGAGGTAGTTGAGCGTAAACCGGGATATGCCCTGATGGCGCTTCAGCGCGCCAGCGCGCCCCACCTGCAGGTCGTATGCTTTCGTCAGGTTGCGGGTGACCATCGCCATGTAGTCATCGGCGGTTTCCCTTTCGGCGGCCTGGCGGATAATCGCCTGCCAGCGTTCCAGTTCTTCCCGGGACGAGTAGCCGTTGCGGAGAAAGAACTTCACCGCGTCTCTCACTGTTCGGGTGAAAGTGTTCATAGCATCATCCCGCCGCCCGACTCTTCAGCTTTCGGCGGCTCCGGCGGTGGGTTTTCTTTCAGCGAGTCGTAATCGAGATTAAGCCGCTGAGGGAAGAGATTCTCGTTGGCATTGGCGTTTTCGCACGCCCACTCGATAAGCGTTGCCCGGTTTTCCGGGTCCGCTGTTAGCTGCGGCAGCACCACTTCCAGCATGCTGACTATCGCCTTAAAGCGCGTTTCGTCGACCTTCACCTTCTCGCTTTCCGGCTCTTTCAGTGAAGACGGCCAGCGGTATTCGAAGTTGTTTATCCACGTCGAGAAATACAGGCTGTAAGTGTTTTTCAGTTCAGGAAAATCGGTGCGCAACGACTGGAAAAAATCAATACTCCACGCCCGGTACTGGCAGACGCGAACAAAGAACGCATAGAGCGGATCCAGCCATTCGCGAATATTGTCGATGTACACCGCCACCGAACGAGCATCCTCCGTTCCTTCACCAAATCCCTGAGCAAAAGTCTCAGAGTTAAGAATGATGGCGGGCATGTCAGCTGCTGCTGCGATATTTTCAAGAATATGGTTTCTGGCAGAATCCAGAGGTTTTTCAAGGTTGCTGAGATCGATAGACTCAATATTATCTTTATCACCGATTTGCAGAACCTCTCCCGTTTTTCCGCGTTTAAGCATCATACGTTTGATGCCGCTTAACTTCTGCATCATATTGTTGACGACTGAACTGGGTCCCTGAATTTTTGTCACCAACAGACCGCCTTTAACCGACACCATGTCGTCGGTACGCATGGTCTGGATAAAAGACTTTAGCGGGAACAGCGCCCGCTGATAAACGCTGCGACCATTGAAACCAAAAGCAGCAGCGTTATACGCCAGATAAATAGGGTCTTCGTTCTGCACAACGACGCATCGTGACTTGTGATACGGCTTGCCCGCCACACGGATCCCCTCGACTTTCTGGAAGTCTTTAGCATTTGGGTCCTGGTTTAAAACAATGCTGCCAGCGGTGTTGAGCGGGTCAAGAATGTTAAAGCTGACGTTGTGTTTGTACAGCGTGCGGTAGTCCAGCGATTCATTCGGCTCCTGGTTGTCCACCAGCATAGCCACCGCAGACACACCGTAAATTCTGGCAATGCGTGCGGCATTGGCGATGTGCTGGTTTGCACCCATCGCTTTCCATTCGCGCTCGAACGCGTCACGCAGGCGCTGCTCAAGCCCGTACGATTGAGCAACATGCACGGTACGAGGTTCATTCATCGCCATTTTAATCGGGCGATCCACCATCTTGCCGCCCAACGGGTGATAGAGATAAACCGTTTTGCATGTCTGATAGCCTGCGGTAGTTCCGGGCTGGATGTCGTCACTGTCCAGCAACGCCATCAACTCTGAGTGAGAGCAGCTGCCGATCTCGAAATCATCTTCGTTCATTGGTTTTCTCGTCAGATTGCATCGCCGCTACCGAATGCAATGATCAGCCCGTAGGTATAATCATCGAGCAGGTCATCGGCGCGTTTATGCGCTTTCTTGTCGGCAAGGTGGAATCGGGAAACCTGCTTGTACAGATGGTTTGCTGTTTCGCCCTTGAAGACGGCAGTCTTCTCGTAGGCGTATCGGGATATTTTCGCCAGGCCGCGGTAGTGATAACCGGATGCCATAATGGCGCGCTCGTCCTTTCCTTTGCTGGTCAGGGCGGATTCAATTTTGTTGACCGGCCACCCCAGGCTTTCGCCTTTCTGCAGGAGGATGCTGCCCATACTGGCGTCTTCGATGAACACGCCCAGGCTGCCGTTGATAGCAACGCACTGGCCGGAAAGCTCGTTGAGCCGGTCGAATACTGACGGCATCCATGTTTCCAGCAGCGCGCCGTCAATCTGCACTACATCCCAGTCCAGAATGGTGAGGCGCTGAATGCCTGGCCGGGTGTCGACGGCGTAATACACCACCGCCGTGCCGTCATGCTCGGAACCACCTTTAACTGCGGTATCCATGACAGCGAAGACGGCCTGGCACATTTCGGGGTAATCGACAGGCTGATCCTGATTCTCGCCCTCGAACCATTTGCGAACGTCGAACAGCGAAGCGGCAGACCAGTCGACGAACTCGGCCAGATACTCCTGGCGGAACACGCGAGGGTCGTTGTTGGCTTCCTCCTTCTCCAGTTCTTCCGGCTGAACGAACGGGTTGGAGGACGTCGGCGCGTGGTGTTCAATGAAGCCAAGGCTCTTGTCATGGCAGATGGCGTAGAAGAAGTTCTCTTCGTCCACACCGTCCGGCGTAGAAAAAACGTAGGCCCGGCCTTTCGTCGTAAGCAGAGTTGGCTTAATCGACTTCGGCCAGATCTCCCTGAGCATCTCCGGCGACTTGGTAAACGCCGCCTCGTCTATCAGGATGATTTCGTATTCACGTCCACGGCCCGCCAGTTTGTTATCGTTGGTGACCCAGAAGTCGATCTTACCACCGTTCTTTAGCAGCAGGCGCTTCTCCTGGCGGCTGAAGCTTTTCTTCAGGGGTAACAGGATTTCTTCGAGCTTGTCGTAGATCTCCTGATACTGTCGGTATTCGGCAGTGAAGATACCGACGCGACCGCCGAGCTCAATGTCCATGCCCGGGCGCTTAAACGGAGCCGTGGCATAGGTCACCGCGGCGCTGGACAGCATGAAGGTCTTACCCCAGCGGCGGCCACACCGGACCGCATGCAGTTGACCTTCCCAGGAATCAGACCAGACCTTTAACTGCCCGTCATGCAGCGTGGGGAGGTAAATGTCGGCCATATCATCGTCCAGGTATCGGTAAGGTGTTGTGTACGACTATCGCGTTGTCTTTGTCGCCGTCTCTAAGAGTTCTAATTTCGTGGCGAAGCTTCTCGTTCTGCAACTCAAGACGCTCGACATCAAGCAGGGATTGACGCTCACTTGTAGTACGCAAGAGGATCAGCCGAGCCAACTCTTTACGTGCACTGTCTTTGTCGGCAGCCAGTATTTCTATGCCAAACTTGCCCAACTTGACGCCCTGCAGCAGATAACGCGCATCGCCCTCCAAATCCCGTGTATCAGCAAAGAACGCCTCTCCCTTTCCCTCCCCGTTGCATCGGGGACAGTCAGGGTTAGGGTCAGCGTTATCGACAAAACCAATTCCACCAGAAAGATCCGGAGGCGATTTATTTTCCGACTCGGCTTTTTTTTCTGCCCTTATCTGCTCATCGAGATCACGCCACTGGTATTTATGATTCTCTCCCCAGCAATAACGGCAATTGACACGCCGGTACTGCGCTAACTCGTTGGGGTCGGCATTGATGATGGCGACAAGCTGAGTAATCACATCGTCCAGTTCAGCGGAGTAGCGTTTCTGTCGCTCATTCCTCAGGTGGTGAACGTAACGGGAAACCCTGGCATTTCTAAGCATCCTGGACGCATTCGAATATGCGGTTGCCCCTTCTCCCGAGTAGCCCGCTTCCCTGTACGCATCAACCCTTGATTTACCGTCAACAATGAGCTGCGCAAACCTAGCTTGCTGGTCAGATACACCGTAATAATCAATGGGTAACAGATATTCTTCAGGAGTAGGTTTATCGGTGATTTGTATCTTTTCAGTCGATGGAGATTTTTCTTTTTTTTGCGTTTTATCTTTCTGCGAATTCGCAGTTTTATTCGCACTTTTTTTTTGCGAATTCGCACTACCATTCGCAATTTTGATATAACGCTTTGCGCTGGCGTAATTCAGTCCCTGCGCTTCACACCAGTCTTTGGGGGAAATACCGGATTTAGCATGCTCGGCGAGGAACTGGTGTTGCAGTGCTCCCCAGTCCGGTTTTGCCATATCTGATCACCTGCCTGTTTGTCATTATCGCAGACACTCATGGAATGCCTGCTGTAATGCCTAGTCCTTCAGGAATTCTTCTGTTTTCACCACATACTGACTTTCCAGTAACTCAGCATGCGTGCTGGTCACAATAGCCTGGTGGTGTGGATGAACATTTTCAGCCAGCCATTTGATCAGCGGTTTAGCTGCTTCCTGAAAAGCGTCGTCGTTCTCATAAACCGGCGTACATTTAAATTCATCAACCCGATACGTCCGAACAGATTTTGTCTCTATGAAGTCAGGAGATGTAGCCAGGGAAATAAAATCGCCACCCTGAAGTTTATGCGGTTTAATTGGCTCTTTAGAGTAGCCGGTGAAGAATGGCCTTTTGGGTTCATTCATCATATTTGAAATTACCGATTTGGATTGTTCGAATAGCTCAATCTTCCAGTATTTGACCAACTTAATTTCCATTACTGTTCCCCGTTACTTTGTCGTAGGTGCGCTCGCAGGTACTTCCGGCGACATAACGCTCATCAGCCTCTTTTGCGAATTTTCCCGCCAGATCGTCAGCTTCGCCGAGCAGCTGGGCGAGCAGTATTCCGGTCTCGGCTTTTGCCTGACTTGCTGCGGCAAGAGCGGAAAGCCTGCCGGTTTCACTTCCTGCAAGTTGCCGTTGTACTGCTGCGAGCTGCTGTTGCAGCCCACCGCGAGCACGCTCAGCAGCATCAGCATCGGCCTGTATTTTTGCCAGTTCTTCATCGGCTCTTTTCCGTTCTTCATCTGCGGCGTGCTGGCGACGCTGTTCTTTCGCTCTTTCGGTTACTTCACGCTGCAATGTGATGGTCGCATCAGTAAGGTCACGTTGCGCCCACTGCAATTTCCAGGATGTATCCGCTCTCTGATACCCGCGTGAATAACACCAGTACGCTGCCGCGCATAACAAAAAAGCCACCAGCAGTATTTCTGCTAATGACTTCCAGTAAGCCTTCACTGGTCTATCCCCCAGCACGTCAACGCGCTTTCCTGGTCTCGTCGCTCTACCTGACCATAGCACCCATTTTTCTGGCCTTTGGTCAGACGACAATCGCGGCCACCGTCTTTAATCCACCAGCGAATAGCTTCACAGGCTCCTTTACGGTCGCCAGCATTAATTCGCTTATAGAACGTAGACGGGAAACATTTTCCTGGGCCGATGTTGTAAGGGCAGAAAGAAGCAATACCTGCTTTCTGTGGTTCCGTCAGCGGCACTTTAATATTGCGCTCCACCCACGCCAGCGCCCTGTCACGTTCAATAGCGTTAACCTGGTCGCATTTCGCCTTTGACAGCGTCATGCCCCGAACAACGGGTTTACCGTCCACCTTTGTGGCACCGCGACAGATGGTCCATATGCCGGAGCCATCTCGGTATGCCGCGGTGTGGTTGCCTTCTTTTTCGTCCAGAAACTGGTCGAGAATCACTGACGCAGACGCACCGGCAAGCACCAGCCCCAGAACGGCAGCACTTAACTTTGTTTTTGTCGAGGCCATAGTTATTTTGCCACCTCACCAGAGATGCGTTTCATTGCCTCTGTTACGACCTCAGCCGCCGCTGGGCGATCTCGACCTGGTTTAACGGCCACATCAGCAAGATACTTAGCCAATAACTGCGTTCTTTTTTTTTCTTCATCAAGCCGTTCACGTTCTTCTTTCCGCTTCGCATAGTAGGTCTTAATGGTGAAATAGGCCGAGATCAGAGCGCCAAGGATAAATACATAATCTTGCAAACTCAGAACAGAAAAAAAACCAAGCAGCCCTGACCACCAGTACGGCATGTTATGTCCATCGGTTGGGTTCATACGTTGCATATCCGCACCTCCGTAATCGGGGCGCTGTGTGAAGTAAGAAGGCCGCCAGGTGGATTAGCGACAAAACTCAGAGGGATTATTCCGGACGGCACAAACAGAAAAGCCCCGCACGATGGCGAGGCTTGAATTTGTTTGGTCGACGATTGAAGCTATGGCGACGATATCATATTTACATAAAATATAGCCGTTTTAATCCAGTTTTGCAATCACCAAGTCGCGATCGTTTCAACCAGCCGGTCACGTTTGATGACGATCCAGCCACTTTCGCGCAGCCCGCTTAATATGCTCGATACTTTGCCGACAAACATATCAGAGCCAATCTGCCGTATGTCAGTTTTACCGCTCGCCGTAACCGTCAGAATAAAGCGGCGTTCTTCAGGAAAGGGGAGCGCAGGTTCAACCGGAATTGCTTTTGTCGGCACGCTCTCAACCTCCCTATCGAGAATATCCAGCACCCAGCGGCGGAATTCTTTGGCAACCGGCGTGCGGGCGAACATGGCGATCAGGTGAGCACCGCGAAGAGAGAAAATGCGAACTTTTTTGCGGTAGTTCCCTGAGGTCACTGATTCGATGACCTGAGACATTCCGTCAGTAAATTCTTCTGAGTTTTGGTTGTAAAGATTGGCAATGGATTTTACGCACTTGTATCCAATAGCTTCAGCCAACTGCCTGGAAGAGATCCAGATTTGGTTGTTATGTTCTATGACGTCGAATTTTGTATCGTGGAACGTGAGCTGAGTAATCATGGTAGATAGCCCTCGAATTGAGATTTCTATCACCACCTTTCACTGCGAAATTCGAGGTGGCGAGACGTACAGGGTTCGCAGTACCGGTCTACCGTCCGGCGAGCCTTTCGGCTCCCCTGCACGCCCCACCATAATGCGAATGTGGCCGTGCTTTGCGCATAAAAAAACCGCTTAACGCGGTATGCGTCGATAGATATCCGGGCTGCGACCCCCGACGCCAGATTTTGCTGGCGTGCAGGCAATATAGCCCCGGATGTCTGTTTGTGTCAATTAAGTGCGTATAGGTTGAAAGCCACCTGCTCCGATCGCGTCTTCGATACACTCAAAAGAGACGCCTGATCAAGACGCAGAAATACCGCACGCATGGTCAACCAGTGTCTGGTGAAGGTTTCTGACCAGTTCTTTTCGCTAACGCCTACCAGTCCCGCTAACTCTTTATATTGATAAACCTCACGCCCGGCTAATTCAGATTTGACATCCTGTGCCGCCAGCCAGATTAATGCCCGGAGTCGTTCCTGTGTTTTACCGGCCATCTTCTTTCCGTCGAGTTGCGCCGCAAACGCACTCCAGCCCCACTGTGTTATTTCGACCTGGTGTTCCCAGCAGGTATTCTCACTGTAATTCCACAACAACCACGCCTTGTAGTGTTCATCGAGTGAAAGAACCGCCCGGCGCCATGAGGCAGTGGAATATTCCACAGGCTTCACCAGCGGGATAGCGCTTCCTTTTGCCAGCGACTGCTTGCCGGGGATTGGCGGGTTATTTAACGTTATCCAGCGTTCTGTTTCCTTGTCCCAGATACGCTGTTTTTTTCGGGGGTAGTTTTTCGTGTCGAATTGTGCGTTCTCCAGCCAGGCCAGAAGCTGCCCTTTAGTCTCCCCGCTTAAATCGGCTGTCGCTACCATTAGCTGTTCACGTACATACTGGAGGTATAGAGCGTTCATTGAGTAAATCCTGTGAACTGATAAATACGAACAAAATTGCGCAGGATGCGGTAGTCAACCAACACCGACCCCGGACGGCGGTAAATACGGAGGCGCTGCCAGCGCATGCGGAGTATGTCGATCAGTTCTGGTTTCATGCTGCATTATCCTGTCGACGTGCGCGGCGCTTCTCCAGCGCCCGGGCTTTGCGGGTGAATATGGATTTGATGCGTTTCAGGTACGGGATATCGAAACGGCGTGGCGCATTGTCTGATTCAAGACGCTCCACCCTTTCGAGGCCTATACGCCTGATGAGGCGGATTCGGTATTCGACCGCATTACCGCTTAACTGCCGGTTGCAGCGCGTGCAGGCTGAATGAACGTTGAATACGTTGAATTTGAGATGTGAGGCGGCACCGCGCGAGCGGTAATGGCTTGCATCGATGGCACTTCCGGTCAGGAAGTTGCTTTTACCAACCAGCGGCGCATCGCAGCTAATGCAGGGTTTACCTTCATCCCGTATCCTGATGTAACGGTTAAAGGCGGCCTGCGCCTCTTTATCCCACTGAGCTTTAGTTTTGAACGACTCACGCTTAGCCTGGCGGCGCTGGCGTTCGGCTTTATCCGCCTGGTGTTTCTCTTTGATACGCCTGGCTGCGGCTTTAATCTTTTCTTTGGCACGCAGTTCCAGAGCGTAGATAGCGCCATGTTCAGGACAACACCAGACAACGTTGCTGTAAGCAGGATGAAACCATTCGCGGCAAACTTTGCACTTACGGCGCGGTAATTTAGCCATGCTCACCCCCAGACCCGGTTACGCCAGCGGTTATCCGGTCTGGCCGGTTTGCTGTAGGCAGGGAGAAACGCGCTAACTGTCCAGGTGGTGTAATCCGGATTGAGGCTACGCTCAGTTTTGACACCGCGCGCCCGATACCGAGCCACCAGCTCATCGGCCTGCTCGGTTGTGCAGTCGTGATGATGGAACCAGGAGTATTTCATCGCCATCACCCCGCGAAGCTCATGAGCTGGGCAGCGGCGTTCTCGGCCTCGCGCTGAGTACGGAATGTACGTGATAAAATCCACCGCCAGAGCACATCAAGAGCGGATTTATACAACTGCTGAAATTCGACCTCATCCATACTGGAAAAAGCGATGCTGCGGGGATGTTTGCGAAGGGTGCCATCAGGTAGCTGGATGGCGTCATAGTGGCCAGCCTCAACCGTCACCCATGCGCGGTATGCATCGAAAGATTTACAGAGGCTAATTCCGTTTGTTACCCGGCGGTTTGCAATCTGTTCCAGATACTGCTCAGCCGCATCCAGTAATGCGCCCTCATTCCCGCCATATGCAGCAAGAAACTTTGCATAACCGTTTACCAGCTTGCGCTCGTTGGAGGAGATTGCGCCGCCGGTAGGCTCCCAGTATTCGAAGCCCAGATTCAGCAGAGCGAAGAAGCGGCGATGAAACGCAGGATTGCGTACCTGTTTGAAGTCGGCCACCAGCACGGCGCCGAGCTTGATTTTTGATTGCAGCAAATCGCTGGTCTCCGGCGTAGCCGGGATCAGGATCCCTGAGGACTGCTTAATGAGTTGTAACTGCGCCATGGTGTTCACTCCGTGGCGCATCGCGGTCAGGTTGCTGGTTGTTCAGGCCAGCTCAATAATTATGATTGCGTACGTAGTGACAAGTCAATTTTTAGAAGCCATTTCCCTTACAACTTCCATAATGGTTTCTTTAGACCAGTAACGATCATCCCTGCTTAGTTTTCTGTGAGTTATGGAGCTATCTTTGGTGGAAATTATATAGCGCTCTTCCGTCCCCAACTTGAAGGACAGCAACTCCCTTCCTTTCCCATCGGTTATGGTCACTCGCAGATCTGACTGAACTACACCCTCCACGGAATCCCCCTGAGCGACATACAGACGCGATTAGAAATTGTCGGCAGCAGCATCAAAGGGATACGCAAATTGCGGTATTCTGAAAAATGCGCGCCAGCATTAAGCGCAATGTTAATAAAACCAGTCGTCAGCGCTTTCCCACGTTTCCTGCAGAATGCTCTGTATACGTTTTTTATCGCCATCAGCAGCACCGACGATACTCAGACCATCCTGACTGCCTCGACGGATGGTTAAGTTGCAGTTTTCATACTGATTCTGAAGCCTTTTAAGTAGCTCTTTCTCGAGTGCAGGTATGGCACCGCGCGGCAGTTCTTTCGACTTATTGATCGTCAGTTCTATCTTCATAATTCCCTCTACATTTAACCACTGTATATAAATACAGTACACCTGTTAGAAATAACATTCAAGAGGTGAATAGCACTTTTTGCTAAAGCTAGCCTGTTGTTTCATATCAGATTTCAGGCATAAAAAAACCCGCCAGCGGCGGGTTATAGTGTGGGTGCGTTGAGGATGCAAAACAGTATCAAGAGTGGCGGGGATCGCTCCCCGCCGTGCTCTCTTACTCAGGTTCGTAAGCTGTGAAGACAGCGACCTCCGTCTGGCCGGTTCGGATGCGCACCTCGCAGAGGTCTTTCCTCGTTACCAGCACCGCCACTACAACGGTGATACAGATGACGATCAGGGCGATTAACATCGCCTTTTGCTGCTTCATAGCCTGCTTCTCCTTGCCTTTCGGCACGTAAGAGGCTAACCTAAATGTGTTCAGCATATAGGGGCCTCAAGTTGATGAAAGTCACTTGGGGCTTTTATCTATCTGCCTTTTGGTGTTTATGCCTGAGACAGATAGCCTCAAGCACCCAGCCGAGATATTACTGAACCTCTTTCCCTGACGCAAATTTTCACCACGTTGCCAGCTTCTCAGCCAGCAAGTCGCGCTTGATGACGATCCAGCCGCTATCGCGTAATCCGCTCAATATCTGCTCTACTTTTCCAACGAACATGTCGGGACCAATCTGCCGGATGTCTTTCACATTACCGTCCCGGATTTGAATCAGAATGTCGATGTTAAGCATATCGACGGCAGGCTCAACCTGACGTGTCGTCGCCGGTTGCTTCTGGCTGAAATAGCAGTCCTCCAGCTTCTCGAATACTTCCCATGCCTGATCGGTTTCGAGCATTTTTGCGTGGCGGGCTGCACCGCGTTCTGTCCAGAGGATGAGGGAGCGTACATTGCGAGCGATTTTCACAGACCCACTTAAAGATGGTCTGTGCTTCAATTCGCGTAGTTCTTCACCTTCGATCTTAAAGAAGTGTTTTCCGACCTCAAAGCGATCCACATTCCTAGCAAAATTATTTTGGATATTTTTAATGTCCGCGCCATAAAGATGCGCCAGCAATTCGGTTGTGATGACGGGGATTTGGTTATGGGTGATCGGGGAAAGAGTTTCAGCGGTAATTGTATTCATGGTAATTCTCCTACTTGAAGGATTATCACCACCAACGACGCCAATCATGGGTGGTGAACTGTGCAGGGTTGGCGTGCCGGTCAAGTAAGAAACCCGGTGAACCTTTCGGTTCCCCCACACAGCCCACCATAATGCGAATGTGACTGTGCTTAGCGCATAAAAAAACCGCTTAGCGCGGTTATGCGCTTACTTGATTCCGGGACGCCAATCCCGACATCCGATTTTGCGGATGCCAGATGACTATAACTCCGGAAGATTACTACTGTCAATTACCGGGGCGTGGCGCTCTAAAGAATGTTCCTGACCTTCCTGAATTTCGAAAAACCGGCGCCTAAATTTTAACGGATTTTTGATGTAACGAACCGGGGCATGTGCCGATCCAGAATCGCTAATGATTAAAGTTCCGAATCCTAAAATTCGCCCAAAGACCCCTTGCGTAACACGAAGACTTGATACCTTGCTTATTGGTATCTCCACCGTATCACGACGAATAAACCCAGTTTTTGCAATTAATTTTTTACTTGTAACAGCGGCTTCATTGGTTAACAACATGAAATACCCAAACGGTATTAGCAGCAAACCAATTCCATAGGTAAAAACTGCGATGATAACACCCCATATTATCCAAGGTAACAAAGCCCATAGAGTGACACGACCTCGGTATAGCACAACCTCATCACCAACGAGATTCGAATCAACAAATGACATATAACTCCCCCAGCGTTACACGTAAAAATCCATTATATCAATATCACCCAATGTTAGTTATAAAATCCTCACACCCCGGACATCTGTTTGTGTCAACGTGTGCTATTTTGCTCACGTGACATGTCACACTGATAATTTAGTCTCATGCCAGCCGCGCGTAACCCAGCACTGCGAATCACCGTCGCACGGGCACGACTCAACCGGCAACGCATCGCCACATTTCCCGCATCGGTTCGCGCTGATGGATTTGATACGGCCACGAACGCGGGCATCATCCTGGCGGATCAGCAACGCGATGTACTCGCTCATGTCATACGGCGCACGACCATAGCGACGGGCGGCGCAGTTCCGCAACAGAATTTCCAGTTCCTGCTCGTCGAGCACCAGCTCCAACTTGCGGTTACCGGCTTCAGCCTGGCGGACCCGCTGCGCAGCTTTGCGCTCTGCTGCGGATTTAGCCATCACTTCACCTCCGGTTGCGGTGCTGCTGCGAGCATGGCCTCGTAGATATTCCCGAACTGTACGCAGAATGACTCATCGCTATTGAACAGCACATCTTCGCAGTTCATCGCCGCAGCTATCATTTCGTCCGTAGGTTCGACGGGTACAAGTGCGTAACCATCCGGAATTACCGGAGAGTTGCCATTCACATCGAAATTTGGCTTTGCGTCCTGAACCAGAAGGATGTAGCCGTTCCTGGCGGTATCCAGTTCTGATACCTCGGTGACGGTGCCGAAATAGCGATTCCCGGCATCAGCATCACAAGTGCTTACATCAATGGAAACTTCCATGCCTTCGATTAATTCTGGCAAGGTGTAAGTCTCGCTTACAGGTTCGTCCCCCTGAAGCATGGCGGCGCGGCAAGCGTTCCAGATTTTCTGAGCCAAAAACTTATCGCCAATGTTATGCGCCAGCAGACTAACAATTTGACCAGCCAGACCTTTTGGCATTTCCTCCGACACTACTGGCGCTGGCGGGGCGGCATATACTGGCTCATAAACAGCTGTGTCAGTGTCAGCGCCTGGTTGTTCGTCAAGACTGAACACGCGCCCTGTAAAGCAATTCATATAGCCGATTGGCTCCGCTTCCAGTGATGCCAGCGCGATACGCGCCAGTTCGCGCAGGTTTTCGCTATACGGTGACGTGTTATCACGACTGATTACGTGATTAGCGGTATCAATTAAAATCTGTTTTTGCTGTTCTCTGGTAATAGTGGTCATGGGTTAGTCCTTCACAAAAATAATCCAGTGTGTTTTGTCGTTCTTGCCGGTTCGTTGGCCGATTGCCGGTTTAACGTCCGTCAGCGCCAGAATCTGGCTCACCGGGATCTGCGTTTCATTCCATTTAAAAATGAGTACACCGTGTGGCCGCAATACACGGAACGCCTCTTTGAACCCGGCGCGAATGTCGGTGCGCCATGTTTTTTTATTCAGGCGCCCGTATTTTTTACCCATCCAGGCAGACTGGCCCACACGCTCCAGATGTGGAGGATCAAACACCACAACCGGAAACGACGCATCAGCGAACGGCAGCGCGCGGAAGTCAGCAATCAAATCAGGACTGATAACCAGACGGCGACCGTCGCACAATGTGTGTTCTTCGGCGCGGATATCGGCGAACACGGCGCGGGGATCCTGTTTTGTGAACCAGAACATGCGAGAGCCGCAGCAAACATCTAAAATGGTTTCTGCCATCTCATTCCACCTTCACACCAATGCCAGCGCGTGTGCTATATGCGGACATGCACTGCGCGAACCCGGATTGGTCATCTGTCTGCCCATAGCTGAACCCGGCTTTCAGGCCGTCACGGAATGCGCCATCCTGCAACCTGTCGGCAGTTTCAAGCTTCGCCTCCAGTTCTGCTATGCGGCGCTCTGCGGCTGCCAGTTGCTCTCGCGCCTGTCGCATATCATCACGCAGCGCCAGCGCTACGGCCTCTGTTGCGTCTTTTTCCCGCTGGAGTTGAAGATTCTCGTCAAGCAGCGCCTCTGCGGCGATATAAATAACCTGGCGTGCACGGTCTGCTGGGTCGCTATAGTGCACCTGCATGTAGCGGAACTCTTCACGCAGCGCCTGTTTGTCGATTGTCATGCTGCACCTCCAAAAATCCATTGGTTACCTGCGTGCGCCTTGAATTTGCAAGACGTGTCAGGCATAACCAACTCATGAACCACTTCGCCTGTTTCAACAAAGTAGTAGTTGCTGTCTGTAACGTTGTTGATGAAGAATGCCTCGCGCTCGCGCCCTGACATCTCACCGAGAATACGCTGCACCTTTTTGGTGACTGGTCGGTAATCAGGTTCTATGCCAGCCAGTTTTGCCGCTGCGTAGTTGTGGTGCCCATCCATCAGGATGGTGTATTGCTGCCCACGCAGAACTATCGGGTAAACAGATACGATAAAACGTTTAAATCTTGCCGCTCTGTCGTTTACCTTTGCCTTGTCGAGGTAGCGCTGACTGCTGATAAGCTGACCTTTAATAATGCTCATGCTGCACCGCCTTCAACACGTTTGAACTCGATAACCCACACCCACGGATTAGCCGCCCAGGACTCTTCGCCGTAGATGGATTTCCATAGATATCGGTAACCATCAACGAGCAAATCACCAAACCCTGTATCAGTTACTCCCTCTGCTTCGGCGTCGGATTCAGTAATTGAGTTGAGGCGCTCAACTCGAACTCCGGTAATCTCCAGCGTTAGACGACTCGCCCAGCGCGGCATGTGAATTGAGGGACGCCAGCCGCAATGCAGATTATCGTCAGCATCGTAAAACTCTGGCGCAGGCTTACCATCAGCCCTGTAGACACAAAATTCTGGCTTATAAAATTTAGAACTGTCTTCGAGATACGACTCCATGTGTTCGTAATCGAATAGCGGTCCCTGATAGGTCTCGCGCACCCAGATGCGATCGCCAACTTCTCCATAAGGACAACCGAACACTTTTGAACGCATCTTTAGGCCGCGCGCATCTGACTGCGACCAAAAATACTTCCCGTTATCTCTACCATTTTTGGAGTCAATTACCCGGCGTAATCCCAGCTCTGAATGCTCTGGCTGAATCGCCATAATCCGCCGCGTCTGCGTTTTCCGTCCGTCGAGAATTGCCCGCACCATCTCAGCGTTAAAAATCATTCCACGCTCTTTCATTTGATTGCTCCTGTTAAATCAGACCGGCGTCTTTGCGTTGTTTGTATTTCGCCATTAACATCTCGGCTGGCGTTGGACCGCGATCCCGCGACGGCGCGGCTAAAGCGCGACGAACAGGCGGTATGGGTTTACCTGCAAGAATTCGCTTTTCCCACTCATGCAGAATGTCGCCAGCGGCCCGGATAAGTTCTTTTTCACTGAGTTGCCCTTCCATTCCCCGGCGGCGCAGTTCCAGGCAGACGTGGTAATACAGCGGATTTTTATCTCTCCAGGGAAACTGCTCACTGGTCGGATAACGGAAAACAAGCTTCCGCCAACGCCAGTATTCGCCCATGATGTCGTCAACACTGACCCCTAGCACTCCACTCCCCTCACGGCACCACGCTACAAACTGTCCCGGAGATGGCAGAAACGGACGCTCCTGACGGCGGGCGACACGCATTCCGGCCGCAACTTGTTCCATGGTGGTAATGCCATTCTCACGGAAAGCCAGAACCCACTGGCGACGGATTTCGTTCATCTCGGCCTGGCTGCGATTAGCTGTGGTTGCAGGGAACGCGGCCATAAGCTGACTGAACACGTTGTTGATGACCTTAGCAACCTGCTCAACTTGCGGTTTATCGTCATGCTGTTCCGGCATGTTGTTGGCAATACGGCACATCCGCTCACGGTCAAAATTAACCATCTGCGCAGCAATGTTTTTCATAGCTCCACTCCGTAAATCCAGTCAGTGTTATTCAGGTCAAGTTTTGGTTTGGTAACTGACCTAGTACGGGCAGCCGCCTGTTTGTTCTGGTAGCTCAGTTTCTGGCTTGCAGTGATAAACCAGTTTTTGGGCTTCTCATGGGTAAACTCGATATCAAGCCGTTGTAGTTCGTAGTTGAGGTCGATAAGCGGGTACAGGTTCATCCAGGATCGGTAGTCTTTGTGGTTCAGTCGTATCACATTCCCCTCAAACGCATATCGACCTGCAATATGGTGAGCGTTCGCCCCAATAGCACAAGCGGCTTTAGCAGCTTGTGTGTTTAATGGTTCATTGACTGGTTCAAAAGAGTGACTGATTCTGGGTGCAGCTCCTGCACTACCCCCTGGTGAATCTCCTGCACCAGGTAGTGAATCTCCTGCACTACCCTGGTGAATCTCCTGCACCACCCCTAGTGAATCTCCTGCACCAGGTATGGTTAATATGTAAACATTCGTGGCGTTACCTTTTGGTCCCTTCCTGAATACCTTTTTCAGCAGGCCTGATTTGCAAAGTTCATCGATGTGATTCATCACCGATCGTTTACTGATCTCGCACTGGTCAGCGATGTACTGATAGCTTGGCCAGCACTCACCCTGATCGCTGGCGTTGTCAGCAAGTTTCAGAAGAACGAGCTTACGCAGCGGATTACCGACTTTAATCTGCATGGCTTTCACCATTAGCATCATGCTCACGACTCAATCTCCTGTTCTTCTTAAAAAGAATTTTCACGCAGACAAATACACATTCATCGCAAATGCACACTCCATCACAAGCAATAATCGAGGCGACATCGTTATTGGTTTTTCCGCAAAATGAGCATTTATGCGTAGGGTATAAATTTGCTTTTTCTGAATGAGTTGCCATAATTACTCCTGTGAATTGATCCAGTTAATTCCACCAGAAAGCCGTTGGTGTTCGAGCACCGCGGCTTTCGCCTTTTTGGTTGTTGCCATTTTCAGTCCCACCCCAGCGCATCCGGCCTGGCTCGTTCAGCCTTTAGCCCGGCATCAGCGAGAATCTCTACGGCTGTGAGATAGTTTCTGGATACCAGTACCGCTTCCGGTGGCGCGGCCTGAATCCCAAGAAAAGCCAGCTCTTTCGCCATGTTGCAGAAATATCCCTCAGCTTTACGTCTGCTGACTGTCGACTCACTGATGCCCATATGCTCGGCGTATGATTTCTGCCCTACTGATGCAAGCCGGTTGAGCAGGACACTCTCTATCTCAATCGGGTTGATTTCTGGTGGGTCTAACTTTCGTGCAATTGCGTTCTCCATGGGTCAATATCCTCTGTATGAATTGGCGTGCGGTTTAATCCTGTTGGTCCGGCAACCCGTCGGTGGGGTTTGGGTAAATATCCTTTCGCATTTGGTGTGGAGTGACTTTCCAGTTAAGTGCCTCACAAATCGGAATAACACGATGAGCTGGTGCTTCACTATTCAACCAAAGGCTTACAGACTGCGGAGTTGTTCCAAGGCGTTTTGCCAATTCTGTTTGGCTCATAATTGAGCAAATGAAAGATTTTAAATCAGCGTTCATAGCGTCCCCTTGTTAAATACAAGAAAACATTACAACAAGGAAAACATTTAAACAAGTTTTTCTTGTGTAAATCTTGCAATGTCTTATACAAGCTGGACTTGTAAAATGATGAATATGAAAACAGAACAGCATGAAAATTTTGTTCGTAGGCTCCAGCTCATTCAGGATCAAACGGGTTGGAACTTATCTGAGATTGCCAGGAGGGTTATGGTCTCTCCACAGGCGGTTCAGCAATGGGCTAAAGGCGATACAACCCCTCGCGGCGAGAGGCTGAAAAGACTCGCAGCCGTTACAGGGAAACCTGAACATTGGTTTTTCATGCCACTTGATGCAAATGAACCGAGTAATTCTTTATCTGAAATTCCAACCTCAAGCAGCCGGGATATGCTGGATGACAAAGAAAAGGCTCTTTTGGCTCTTTTCAACCAGATGCCAGAAGCGGAGAAAAACCGCCTCATTGTCCATGCCAAAGCCACTCTACAAGAGCTTGACCTTCTGAAGGATGATGTCCTCAGTATCATCAAAAATATAAGAGAATAATTTCAATACGTTAGAACATAACCGCCTACTTAGGCGGTTTTCTTGCGCCCTTAAAAACAACATTTTCTTGTATTTTTACTTGTAAGTAGCAAAATTTGCTTGTAATGTTATCTATATCGACAACAGGCGCATCGTTGTCAGGTGTAAAACGTTCCGCTGGCCGGCGATAAGGCAAAGAGGGTGAGATGGAAAAAGCATACGAAGAATACTTTGAAGGCCTCGCCGATGGTGAGGAGGCACTCAGCTTCGCAGAATTCGTGGAGGCGCTGTCATGAAAGCCACCAGCTCAGTACCTAACAGCGGGCGCGCCGTCCCAATGCGAAACATCCGTACCGGCGCAGCATGGCAGGTTTCATTCGACTACCGAGATGGCACCTACTGGCACGAACCACAGGGCAACCTGCGCAACATTCGCCGCCCTTATGCCTCACGCACTATTGAACCAAATCTAGTGCCTGCGGGGACTCACTGATGGGAGCACTGTACGCATTAGTGCTGACCATCACCATGACGAACGGTGATTACCAGGATGCTGTTGTCGGTATTTTCGACAACCAGCAGCAATGTGAAGCGGCGGCGAGTGAGCAAATGGGCGTCACTAACTGCTATCCAGTCGAAGGCATCATCCATGCTGACGAAATACCAGCAGGTTATGACGCGAAATTTTGAGGGATAAGGGATGTGCAACTGCATTAATGAGGTCGGTGCCCAGATCGAAGCACGACTGAAAGAAAAGGTTCCGGAAGGTGCAGAAGTAAGCGAAAGCACTTTTGATATCGGTTGGGATAATCAGGTTCTTTCTCTTTCCGAAGGCAAGCTGTTTGTAATGCTGAAATACAAACTGGCATACCGGGCCAAAAAGAAAAACGGCGAAATGGCTAAAAACCTTAATCGCCTGGAAACTAACGTAAAAATGAGTTTCTGCCCGTTCTGCGGCGAATCGCAGGGCTGACACCACCAACAAAACCGAATTTAACCGAATGGTCGGCTATTAAAGCGACAGGATTGTTACACACAAAATTCAGGAGTTCAGCCATGAACGCATATCTCACTTACGACCGGATCGAGGCTCAGAACTGGACCCGGCATTACCAGCAAATCGCCAGAGAAGAGAAAGAATCCGAACTGGCTGACGACCTGGAGAAAGGACTGTCGCTTCACATGCTGGAGTCGCTGTGTATGGACGAGCTACCGCGTCACGGCGCCAACAAAAAAGCGATCAGCCTGGCATTTGATGACGATGTCGAATTCCAGGAGCGCGCGTCGGAGTTTGTGCGGTACATGGCAGAGACGTTTTCCCGGCATCAAATTGATATTGAATCAGAGGAATAAGACAAATGAGCGAACAGAAGACACATTACCGCAAGGCTTTCGATTCCCCTTATCTCAGCAGCGCCGACATCGTGGAGCCAACAATTCTGACTATCGCGCGCGTCGCACTGGAAAGCGACAAGACAAAAAAAACAAAAGATGTTTTCAACACAGCTTACTTCGAAGAGCGAGAATTACGCCCCGGTGAAAAGCTGAAGCCGATGATACTCAATGCCACTAACAGTAAAACGCTTAAAGGAATTACCGGTTCACCATTCCTTGAAGACTGGGGAGGAGTAAAGGTTACTGTTTTTGTTGATAAAAATGTGCGTTTTGGAAAGGAGTCTGTTGAAGGTCTGCGCATCAGTCCGGCGCGGATAATTAAGCCATCCCTGACGCCAGAAAAAACACAGGCATGGAGTAACGCAAAGGCAGCTTACCGACGCGACGGAAACCTGGACGCAGTTAAATCCCGTATGGATATATCTCCTGCCTTCGAGCAACAGCTTATTGCGGAGTGTACACAATGATCTGGCATGACGTGGAACAAAACAGTGAAGAGTGGGAACTGCTGCGACTGGGAAAGGCCACTGCGTCTAATTTTGGTCTGATTATGGCAAATGAAGGGGGGGCATTTGGCGAGCCTGCTAAGCGCTATGCATTGCAGATTGCACTGGAGCAGATTAAAGGGTGCAAATCTGAACTCACCTATTCCAATGAGCATATGGAGCGTGGTCATGAACAGGAGCCAATAGCGCGAATGCTGTATGAGGAGAGGTATTTCATTGATGTCGATAATGGCGGCTTCTTCGATCACGACACATACGGTGACAGCCCGGATGGACTCGTCGGAACCGATGGCTTGCTGGAAATTAAATCCGTAGTGGCTTCAACTCACTACGCCACGATGGTTCGCGGCAAGTTCGACCCTGCTTACAAATGGCAACTGATAGGACACCTTGACTGCTCAGGCCGTGACTGGGTGGATTTTGTAAGTTATTGCTCTGACTTCCCGGCGGAAAAACAACTCATTGTTTACCGGCTGAATGCCACAGATTTCCCTGGAGAGATCGCAAGATTACGCGAACGCCGAGATGCGTTTATCGCACTGGTATCTGATGTTAAACGCAAAATTCTGGAGTCTGCATGAGATACGGATCTGTTTGCAGTGGGATTGAAGCCGCCAGCGTCGCATGGGAACCATTGGGCTGGCAGCCAGCATGGTTTGCTGAAATTGAGGCGTTTCCGTCTGCGGTGCTGGCTACACACTGGCCGGACGTTACCAATCTGGGTGATATGACCGGTATAGCCGCCGCTGTTCATGCCGGTGATGTTGAAGCGCCTGATGTACTGGTGGGCGGTACGCCATGCCAGGCATTCAGCATCGCAGGATTACGTAATGGTCTGGCGGATAAGCGAGGCCAGTTAAGTCTCTCATATGTGGAATTAGCCAATGCAATCGACGACAAACGCCGCGAACGCGGGGAAGAAGAGGCGATCATCGTCTGGGAAAACGTCCCGGGTGTCCTCAGTAGCAAAGACAACGCCTTCGGCTGCTTTATTGGCGCACTTGCCGGAGAAAGCTGCGAACTGCAGCCAGCAGGGGGAAAATGGCCGAACGCTGGTTGTGTGTATGGACCATCGCGCATTGTCGCCTGGCGCGTCCTTGATGCTCAATTTTTCGGAGTGGCCCAACGACGCCGACGTGTGTTCGTTGTTGCAAGTGCTCGAAAAGGATTCGATCCCGCAGAGGTACTTTTTGAGCTCGACAGCGTGCGCCGGGATTCTGCGCCGCGCCGAGAAACGCAAAAGGCTGTTGCCGCCCTTACTGCACGAGGCGTTGGAACGTGTGGCGCAGACGACAACCAGGCACAAGCTGGACACCTGATTGCTTTTGGCGGTGGCAATACTGCCGGCCATATTGATGTGGCGACCGCCTGCACCGCGCATGGGATCAGATTGGATTTTGATACCGAGACTTTCGCAGTGCACGGCACGCAGGATCCAGATACCAATTGCGAACTGGCACACACACTTGGGCGCAACAACGGGCAAGAAAACGCCTGCATTGCATTTAGCTACAAAGATAATGGCGTGATGCGACGTCGGATTTATCGCCAACGATTCGCGCAGGAAACCACGATAAAAGCCATGCCAATAGCGGCCAGCGGCCAGCCGCCAGCTATAGCGTTTGCATTCAAGGCCGGACAGGGTGCTAAAGCGGGTGGCATTGGTTATGCGGAAGAGCAATCACCGACATTAACCAGCGCCAGCAGCGGAACCAATCTTGCACCAGCGGTAATGCATGGCGTGGCAGTTCGACGACTTACGCCGATTGAGTGCGAGCGCCTTCAGGGCTTCCCTGATAACCACACTCTGATCGGCTGGCGCGGAAAAGATGCTCCTGAATGCCCGGACGGGCCACGCTATAAGGCGATCGGTAACAGCATGGCGGTACCGGTAATGCGATGGATCGGTGAGCGTATCGCGGCAGCACTGCCCATAGCAGAACCTACGCCGCGCAGCTGGCAGCGACCGTTCCTAAAATGGGCTGGCGGTAAATATTCGCTGCTGCCGGAGCTGGACCGCCTGATACCAGCAGGTAAACGACTGATAGAACCATTTGTGGGCGGCGGATCGGTGTTTCTCAACTCAGATAAACACGAATACTTCCTGCTGGCTGACATTAATGCTGACCTGATCAATCTGTACCAGATGCTGGCCGTAGCGCCTGATTCGGTAATCGCAGAGGCAATGAAGGCTTTCAGGCATCTGAATGATGTCGAAAACTACACAGTAATTCGTGAAGCATTCAACGCCCAGAAACTGAATGCGACAGAAAGAGCGGCCGCATTCCTTTACCTCAACAGGCACTGCTTTAACGGCCTGATGCGTTACAACCTTGACGGTTTTTTCAATGTTGGATGGGGAAAATATAAAGCCCCATATTTCCCGGAAGAAGAGATCAGGGCATTCAGGCAGAAGTCTCACGCGTGCGTATTTATGACTGCGGGTTTCGAACGTACTCTCAGGCTGGCGGGTGATGGTGATGTCGTTTACTGCGATCCGCCATACGAGCCAATGCCCGGCACCGCTGGCTTCACTAACTACGCCTCCGGTGGGTTCTCATGGGATAGCCAGGTAGCGCTTGCTGAAAGCTGCGTGGCAGCCCATCAGCGCGGCGCAAAAGTGTTTATCAGTAATTCTACCGCACCACGCGTTATTGAACTTTACGAGCGGCACGGCTTCACCCTGCACCGGGTCAATGCCCGCAGATCAATATCGAGTAAAGGCAGTACCCGAGAAACAGCGAACGATATCGTCGCCTCACTGGGGATTTAGTGATGATGAAACTTATTAACAGAAGTAAGCAATCACCAGTCGGTCGTCGCGCATGTGATGTTGCACTGGCGGCGCATCATGAGAAATTCGGCGATTACGGCAGACAAAAGCACGTTACCAATTACACCGTTGTAGTGGATGGCGTAAAGGTTCCTGTCGAAGTAGTTAACCGGGCCACCAGCTACGTAGCCACCGCAATGATCGGCGCCAGGAAACTTAGAAATCTGCCCGCACAGGCAAAATGAATATTAGCGATGGCCTGTTGCGAGGCCACTGGAGAAAACGATGAGCAACAAAATTGAGAACCCTGTCGTGCTTATCTATAAGCGCGAGAACAGTGACTCCTACGCCGTGGCGATCACCAGTGGCAGCCAGGACTATCACGATGCCGTTCTGATGGCGAAGATGGAACCGGACATGACCGGCTATAACGTCGATACCTGGAGTAAAACCGGCTATTACATGGCGGCAGAGATTGAGCGCTTACGTCAGCAGCTTATCGCTCCGCTGAGTATTGGGGAATTATTACAACGCCTGGAATCACAGACTGGCGAGAAATGGGAGAGAGCGGTTAACGATGTCACCACTGGTAAACCGTTGACCATCACCCTGCCAGATACCAGCTCGAAAGCATTCTGGAGCGGTAGCGGTAAAACGGAGGTATTCCACCCGGAAACCTATAAATGCCAGGTGAAAGAAGCGATCGAGCGGGCTTGTGTTATCGCCGGGATCGGTGTGGAGGTGAAGTAATGACCAGCAAACGCCGTCTCAGACGCAAGCAGTGCGGATGTAAAAAAAGACATAAGACTGCTGACGGTGCGCAGACAGAACTCTGGATTATTCGTAAACGTTACGGACATCAGGGGCAGATGGGCGTTTACCGCTGTCCGTTCTGCAATAACTATCACGTCGGGCATACGCCAGGACGTAACGGGATTGGTTCAGGTTATGGGTGGTGGAAATGAACAAAGAATTTGAAATTTGGATGCGCCAGCGGTACGGAAACCGCTACGACCTGACGCAGGATAATTACGGATTCTACTGCCGGGAAGTGGTTAAACGAATGTTCGAAACGTGGTGCCACTGTCGTGGCCTTGACGTGGTGTGAGGTGGAAATGAACAACGAAACAGACATTATCTCTGACGCTGATATTGAAAAGTTGACTGGTTATAAAATTCCCTCCAGGCAATGTGAAAGCTTGCGTGATGCCGGAATATTTTTTATAACCAGGCGCGATGGCCGCCCTCGCACAACGTGGGCGCATTTCAACAATCCGCTTTCACACCGACAGAAAGCGGATGATGCTAACGGGCCTCAGCCTAATTTTGGAGTTCTTGATTAATGCCACGCGCACGTAAAAACAAAGACGACGCCTGGATGCCTCCGAGGGTGTACCTCGGACGTTCAGCCTATGAGTATCACCCAAAGGGAGGCGGAAACATCCGCCTTTGTGATAAAACCTGCACGCAGGCGCAGGTATGGACAGCCTGGGAAGCGCTTATTAATGACAGGCCTGATGAATCAACTCTTTCCGGCCTGATTGAAAAGTTCTTCCAATCTGGTGATTTTTTTGAACTCGCAGCGGAAACACAGAAGGATTATCGCAAATATTCAAAAAAGATTATTGCCGTTTTCGGCCAGATGCCACCAGACTGCATAAAGCCTGAGCACGTCCGTAAATATCTCGACAAGCGTGGGATAAAGAGTCGAACTCAGGCCAACCGGGAAAAAGCATTTATGTCCCGTGTTTATCGCTGGGCTTACGAACGCGGCTATGCCAATGGCAACCCCACAAAAGGGGTTAAGCAATTTAAAGAGACTGGCCGGGATCGTTACATCACCCATGAAGAGTACAACGCTTTATATAGCGTATCTCCCGATGTTGTGCGTGTTGCTATGGAGCTGGCCTATCTGTGCTGCGCACGTCAAAACGATGTCCTTGAGATGAAGAAAAGCCAGCTTATGGCTGAAGGAATACTGATTAAGCAGAGCAAAACTGCAGTCGCGCAGATAAAAGCCTGGTCAGACAGGCTAAGAGCAGCAATTGACCTTGCCAAAGCCCTTCCCCTCAACGAGGGTATGAGCAGTCTGTTTATTCTTCATCAACCCACCGGGCACAAATACACCAGGGATGGCTTCAACAGCAGATGGAGAAAGGCCAAAGAAGAAGCGCGGATCAAATACCCGCATTTGAGTTTTGACTTCACATTTCATGACCTGAAAGCAAAAGGTATCTCTGATCTTCAAGGTAACATTTACGAGAAACAGGCTATCTCTGGGCATAAAAACGTGGAGCAAACAGCACGGTACGATCGGAAGATTGCCGTCGTCCCTGTGGTGGGCGGGCAATAA